TCTTGAATTCAGGTTCAAACTTATGACCTTGTTCTCTACGTTCAACTAACTGATTAACAGCTCCTTTAAACTCATTCCCATTTATATATGGTTCAAGGATTTTATCCCAACCTGATGGAAATAGTTTAGTAAGAAACTTTTTTCTTATTTCATTTATATTTATATTCATAACTTAAAATTTAAAGATGGCACAAAATAGAGTTATATATGATTACAGTAAAGTGATCAAGGATATTGAAATATCTACTACATATATACCGGGTATTCAACAAGTTCTAACAACTATCTTAGCTTTTGTAGGTAGCCCCGAAGAGATAACAAAGATCTATAAAAAGATTCAGTCTCTCATGGAAGGAGATAAATCTATTGAACTTACAGCTGATGAAAACAATATATATGTTTTACTAAGCTTAATTCAAGAGTTAAAAAGAAAAGCTAAAGAACAAGGGCTGTCTAGAGAAGTACCTTTATCTGATGATCTATTGAAAGAAATTACAGATATGTCTTCTGAACTTATAGAATTAGATAGATCTGATAAAGAAGCTGTTGGAGATTTCAATGCTAACTATGAAAAGTTAATGGAGAAAGTTAATGATGAAACAGTTGATGTTAAATTTGATGTAAAAGATCAATCATCTTAACTGCATACCATTAAAGTCTCCAATCTCTATACAAGCTTGGATAGCTAAATTTAATTCACTAGAATCACAGTCTGCAAAAGATCTGCAGTACTCTACTTTATTTTTCATAAAACACAGACCAGCTTTACGCTTGATCTGTAGTTTCATTTCTTCAAAGGTATAACCCACAGCATTAGCTAGTTCTCTGCACATGGCATGAATTCTAGCTAGCTGTGCATTAGTACCTTTTCCATCTGCAATACTAAGAAATAGCTCTACTCTAGCACCTTCTGGTGCATCCTTTAGAAACTTTTCATACTTAGTCTTATATGCTTTAACAGGAAAGTGTAACTTCCCATCCTTGATAGAAAGTTTTAGATGTATATTATCTCTCATCTAAATTTAATCTTACCTTCTACTGAAACAAACTCGTGACCACAAGATAGACAAAGTAGATGTTCAGGATTGGAACGAGCGTATACAAGGTTATCAGTCCCGCAATTAATGCAATCTGGAATACCCTTTTCAAGAGTTTCCATAAACTCTTCATATCTATAATCATCATCTAAAAATTTATCATCTAATAATTTATTCATAAGTTGCTTTTAATGGATCATAATATTTAATCTTCGAGTTATCAAACTCTTTGAGTGCATTGCTAACCCACTTCTCATCTACAGTATCTTTATAACAAAGTATATGACATGTAGCTGTTTCATCTGGGTTAAGTCTTAGTAATCTACCAATTCTTTGAGCAGACTTCCTCTCATTACCATAGGCATGCATTATAATGCCTTGTCTTAGATTGGGTATAGTAACACCCTCACTAAGTTGTAGTATACAAGAGAGAGCTGGTATCTCATCATTAGCAAACATTCTAAGATTGTGATTAGACATAGTATTACCTGAATAGAAACTATAAGGTGCAACCCTGTCTGCTTGTTCTTTGGTATTAGCAAAGACAATAACTTTATCTTCCATACTTTTTACAAGACTCTTTGCATACTCTTCTTTAGTATAGTAAGATTGTAATGCTTTCATTCTCATGATAGCTGCCATTTGTTTTTGCTTACCTGTTGTAGCCTGAAGAAATCTCTGAGATACATAATTATAATCATCATCTTCAGATGTAAACCATGTACCACCAGTTTTTTTATTTTTCTTCTTACAATTCTTTAACTTAGATAGCTTTAGTTTATGTACAATTATTCTATAATCATTTAGAATATCACTATCTGTTGCGTCATCTACAGTAAATGTATATTTAACTGGACAATATTTATCAAGTAATCTATACTTTATACTAGTAGAATTGTTAGGCGGAGTACCAGTAAGACCTAATATCTTACCTTTAAACTTATCTAAAAAAGGTATATGACTCTCTAATATACTATGACACTCATCTAAATAGACTATATCATAGTTATTAGGATCCTTTTTAGTCAAAGAAAGATAGGTAACAAAACTTATATGGTTTAATAAATCCTCTAAGTTTAGTTTCTTTAATTCTTGAATCCAAGAGTCACGGATAGATAGCTTAGGAACAACTACAAGTACTGATATTAAATCATGATATCTTCCTTGAAGATTCTTAATAGCAATTCTAGTCTTACCAACACCCATAGATATACCTAAAGTACATCTATCATTATCTAATGAAACCTTAAGGGCTTCCTCTTGAACTTGATCTCTATTAATTGACATAGTAAATTGTGTTATCATCTGAGTTATCATTTAACAATTGAGAAAACTTCTCTGCCTCATGATAAACATCAAAGGTTAATATCTCACTACCTTGTACCAGATATACTGTTACAGAGTAGTCATCTCTAATCTTAATTGTCTTTTTGATCTTAAATGTTTTCTGTTTCATAAGCATATATGCTTTACCATTCTTTCATGTAGACCAAAGCTATCAACAGTTTCTTGAATTGCTTTCTGCTTATCCTTATGGTCTAACCATTTAAAAGTATAGTATTTTAAAACTTCGTACTCTAACTCATATGTATTTAGAGATACTTTCTTTCCGTCTAATGTTACTTCTGTCATCATCATAGTTTAATTATTATAGTATACTACTGAAATTACTTCTAAGGCGTTACTAACCTTATACCAATAATATCTTGTACTATGTGACCAACGTCCGCTTCTACCACCATTCCATGCTCTAGCAATCTCTTGATAATCTGCAGAAGTATAATTAGGAAAATAATGCCATAACCATACAAAAAACATTCCTATAGATTGCTCTCTATCATATCTGTCATCATACGTAAAAGAATGATCAACATCATACAGACGTAATATTCTATTTACATCATCAACCATTATCTTCCATATCTGTAAAACACCTACTGCTTTACCACCATCTCCAATAGCATTAGGATTATCATTAGATTCTACATGAATCATTGCGTCTATTAGTGCTTCAATTGGTTGATCACTTTGACTATACATTGTGCTTACAAGCATTAAACTTGTAAGAATTATTAATAACTTTTTCATAATAAAAATTTTAGTACTCTCATCAGGACTCGAACCTGAAACCTATTCATTAGAAGTGAATTGCTCTATCCAGTTGAGCTATGAGAGCGTTAGTTTACCAATTATGCATCATATCAGTTGGTCTACCTTCAGATTGTAATTCTTTTAAACCTGCAAATCTAAATATAGTATTGTATGCATGTACATCCTCGCGCCATTCCCAGCATATACTTACTACATCATAATCTAAATAAACATTAACTACACCATTATCTAATGAATAATAGTGTCTATCACCTTGACCATTACGTGGTAAATACTTTCCTTGAATAATAGTTAAACTATCTGTGTTTGTATCTAGAATGTGTATACTATTTTTATAGAATGTAATCTCTACATTTACAAGCTTTCTTCTCTCTATACTATAGTAACCTTCATCATCTGATTCTAATATTTGCATTGTATCAGCAGTAAATGTAGTGCCTTTTATTGACTGAGAACAACCAACTAAAGGTAATAGAAGTATAAATAATAAATTTTTCATATTAGTTTCTTTTTTGTGAGAATCCTAATTCAATAGCATCCTCTGGATTTAACTCAATGTATGTATGACAATTCCTACATACAGGTAACCAAGTACTAACGTCTAAATGATATTTACCTCTACCACGCTTATGGTGGACATCAGTTGCTTTTACAGAACACCTGTCTATACTTGCATGACAGACAGGATGTTCTGATAAAAACTCTCTCCTGAGTTTACTATACTCGGAGTTTATCTTAGACATTTTCTTAGATACTTTTTTCATTTAAGTTCTAAATAATTATGGGGTAACAAACCTTTACGCATAAAATGTACAATCAAGTGATCATAATTTATACCTAACTGCTTGAGTGTGAAACGGTTAATATAGCTAGGATTTAATTCATCACTAACCATATCTTTTGCTAAAGTGCTATTGCTAAAGATACTAAATATCTTATTACAAAACTCATTACATACAGTTTGTTTAAGAAGATTTATTTCTAACTGTCCTCTCTTCCAAACTCTTGTAATACGTTTTTTCTTAGCTGGACTCATGGTCTGTACTTCCTCTTGAGAGTATACATTCAAACCATGAACAACTCTTTTAAAAAAGAAATGTTGTTTAGGATTTAGTTTAGTGTAAGTAAATTGATCTTTAGCATATAATTGATAATCTGATAAGATTCCTTTGTAATGGGTTGTCATAAAATATAGGGATAAAAAAAAGGGGCTACCTAAGTAACCCCTTTAAAATGAAACAAATAAAATAACTTACTCTGCAATATCTGTACTATCTGCAGGACTTGCTTCCTCTGTTGCTTCTTCAACTGCAGGTGCTTCAATAACTTCTGCAGCACTAGAGTCTACAGCAGTAGAATCTGCTGCCTCCTCTTCAACTACTTCTGCAGTAGCTTCTTCAGTAGCAAAAACACCACAAGAAGTAAGAGCTAAAGTAATACCAGCCAATAAAATAAACGATAGATTTTTCATAATAAAAAGATTTAAGAATTAAAAATAAAAATAGGGGCTGTATAATACAACCCCTTTAACAAACTTTAAAGTTCAAATGAACTATCCATTTCAACTTCCTCTTCTACTTGTTCAGTAGAGGAAGGTGTAGAAGCATTAGCTTCACGGATAGCATCACCATTTGTATGAGCTACAAATACATCTTGACCTTGCCCACTAGCAATGTAAAATGTTTTCCTATAAATAGGTTCACCATCAATACAACAAATAACACCTGTATTACCTGCATACTTCAGATCACGATCAGGATCATTCTGATTGAATGGTTCTGTTTGCTCTTTAACAAGAATTTTACCGGGTAATTCTTGATTAGGTTTCATACCAAGAGATTCAAGCTCTTCCATTCTACCATGTAGTAGAGTAGAATGATTCTTTGCTTGCACCCAACCTGTGTCTGTAAAAGTTACACGTTGTTGTTGCAAGCGAATGAAACCATATTCAGGATTACCTGAAGACTGGGTAATAACATTACCATTTGCATCCGCAGATACAATAACTTTGCTTTGCATAATAAAAAAATTAAAAAAAATTAAACATCATCAGAATGAAAATACTTATCAGAAAGCTTTTCATTCTTTTCTATTTCATTGAGATCCTTTTCACCATCCTTCTCTTCTTCTGGTTCAGGCTCTACAGGTGTTTTTCCTACATATGAATTATAAAAAGGATTGGTATATTCCTTTGTGTAGGAGAATGGTAACCCATTAAGTTCTGCAAGCTCATCATCTGATAGAGATAAGTACTGTTCAAGAGAACACTCAATGAATCTGCCGCATGGTAATTGTATAATCACATATTAAAAATAATTAATACAATATATTCATACTAACAAATACTTGCTATAGTGCTTTATACTTTGTATAAGTATAGCTATCTATTCAACATGATCATTAAATATAATAACAAGAGCATCAGCTAATGGCGTACCATCTGTAAGCTTTGGATCTTGAAAATTATATTTCATGTTCATAAATTTGCCAAACTCAGCAGGGTATAGACCCTGTTGTTTAGCTGTATCATAATCTTTCCTCCAAGCATTAAGCTCAGATTTAAGAAGTTCTTGGGATATTCTAGCCGCCATAATTATCTTGTTGACTGTTTTGTAAATCCTGTGTTATACCTGGATGACCTTTACAACTATTAAATCTACCACACGATGTGGATACCATACCTGTAAATAAAACAACAGCAACTAAATACAAGAACATACGGTGTTTAATTAAATACTTCATAGAAAATAAATTTGGGTTAAAAAAATAAGCAGTTTATATACATACTCAGGTATCCCTATATGAGTTTTTACGTTTGTTTTATATTATATACACCACCTACAACACAGGTGTACACCAGATCTTCATATGATCTGTCAGTACCGGTTATCCAATACCTATTACAAACAACATATAGATATCTACTAAAGCTGGTTGTAACAACTTATGTAGATGTAAGAAAGACTACAGTACCCTGAACCAAAAACACAAAATGAAAAGGTACTGCAGTCTATAAGGAACTGTAACATTGCACAACATGAACGACCAAGAAAAGAATTAATGCAATGCTACAGTTATATTTTAATAGATAATATCATATCTAAAACGATTACGTGATTTAATAGTAAAGTTAGATGTATCATTCATAACATTAAAGAAGTCATCTGGATCCATTGTTTTACCTAAAAACTGCACCTCAAAATGTAAATGAGGTCCAGTAGATACACCGGTAGATCCAATAACACCTAATGGAGAACCTGCTTTAACAGTATCACCACGCTCTACTATGTTATGCCAATGATGTGCATAGAAAGTTTCAAGACCATTGTCATGTCTTATAACAATTAAGTTACCATAGCCCCCAGCATTATCTGAGAATCTTACTACACCATCAAATACAGCATAACTTGTATCACGATTATTACCACCAATATCAACTCCTTCATGAAACATACCCCAACGTGGTCCATAGCCGCTGGTATGTCTACCCACTAAAACGGGTGGATGATAGTTCTCTGTATAAATATCAATACTATCTATAACAGTATCCGAATCATACCAAGCAAACCAATCATCTTCCCATGGTTTGTATAGATGAACTAACGTAGGGATTGTATCTATTACTTCAATACCATCTATATCAGCCACGTAGTCTGGATCATTATATGGCGAATCAGCAACTGATTTACCAACAGATATTATAATAACTATACAGGCAATTATACCTAATGGTATTCCGATACAAAGAGCAAGCTTTGTTGTTTTCATTAATGTATCATTCATGATTCTTGTTTTAAGGGTATAGAGCAGCCACTCTCTATCTGGTTAATTAATTTCTGGATTAAATACTTACTCTTATCTAATGTCTCTATACGGGATAAATCACCATCACTCATGTATGTAGCATTATAAGGTGCACGATCAATAAACTGGTTGTACTCACTCTCCAAATGCACAAGAGCAATAGACAAAGCATCATGATATTGTAATGCTTCATTACGGTATATATTAATAACAGACATAGAGAAAGGGTTTAAAGGATTAATAGGACTCAAGCACATTAAGATAGCTATATATTATATTACTGTGCCAAACAAAATAAATTAGGGTTTAAAGTGGTAATATGTGGGATTATTGACCACACCTACATATTTACACACACACAACTATATACCACATTAATGTCGTGTGTGGGTGTGTTGTGAGGTTGGCGTGGTGTGTGAAGGGGGTTTGGGTGGTGTGTTGGACCATACATCACACTAGCTACTCTTATTTAGTGGGATTGTTGTAGAAAAAAATAACAATTACTAGCCACACTTAGTTGATTTAGTATTAGCTAAAAAAGGAGAATGACACCCGAAGGTGCCACTCCCACTTTGCTACTCAGGTTGGGTAGCCCAGTAGAGTCTATCAAGCTCCTTGCCCGTAGCAGGGTGCTTAACTTTCTCATCTGTGATACGACCTGGGATAGCAGACTTGTTTGGTACAAGCTTGCCTTCCTCTATCAATCCCTGATAGTAAGTAACAAGTTCATGGTCAGCACCAACTTTATTATTATCACTATCATAGATATTAAGAATACCCAGTCTACTACCTGAACGTTGCTTCAAGAAGAAATCAATCCCGTCAGGATTAGTGAACTTCTGAGCAGTGGAAGTATCCACTAAATCAGCAACTAAAAAATACGCAGTGTTGCGCTCAACATTGACCCGTAGGTCTACAAACTTAACTTCGTTCATGAAATTGTGTTTAAGGTTAAAAAAAAATATCAGTAATTAAAGGGGGTTTAGGTTGTGTGGAAAGAGGGACCGAAGTCCCCCCAACCCACTACCATTATTTAGTATACATTGAGATAATACTATTGATGGGTATATCTCTACGCATATAGTCAGACAATCTCCAGCGTTCTAGTATCATGTTGTTCTTGACAACTTCTACAGAGAGTTCTGGTTCTCCTATGTAGTGACATTCATGGAGCTCACAATTATTGTGGTCCTTACCTAAAACTTGTCTACGGATTGGTTGTGTATCAGATACACTAAGCATAATTCTCATCATGGCATATAGATTTAAAAAGTGGAAGAATAAAATATCAAAAAGTAAAGGGGGTCTATGCCCCCTATAGAATTATCATTGCTACTAGGAAGAATGCTCCAATAGCAACACAGATTACAAAACCCAGGATTTCATCCCAGTGTGAATCTTCATCAAAATGTCTTTTAGGTTTATTCATGGTGAATGAGTTTAAAGTAAAACAAAAGGGAAGTGTTACTTCCCATTAACAAGATATCTAAGGAATGCAACAGCAATCCATACCCATGCAATAGCACCAACAGTTACAAGAACTGGAGCCATGGGATACTTCAAAGTATCTGCATATGCATAGGCTAATAGATTAAATGCACCAGCACCAATAAGTGCTAACAATGCAGAAGAATACAGTACAAACTTTATAAATGTTTTCATGATAGTAAGATTTAATTCAAGAAATAAAGGGGGTATAGGCACCCCCCATTTCAGTTACCTGCATGGATCAGTCCACGCAAGTACACGGTTCACCAATGCTAGCATAGCAGCAGCACCTAGTACAACCATACAGAATCCAAGTGGTATGTCATTACCAAAAACAACTGGTACAAGTAGTACAAGGTTGTTGATGATCATAAATATTCCAAAGAAGATTGCTGTTAAGTCCATGATTAATTCTCGCATAATAGTAGATTTTGGAGGATGAGTATATATATAGATGTGTGCGCCTGCCTCCTGCTTGCTTCCACATCAGTTTGTTGAGAGGGTCTTGGTTGTGATGACATCCACAAGGACATGCATGTTCCAAGAAAGTACTTCTTCCCTGGAAATTTTTATTTTTGCAACGTGCACATGTCACACAAAAACACTCTAGCTAACACCCGGGGGGTAGCCCTGTGTCAGAATTTTATGGGGGTTAGGTTCTATAGGACCCCTCAAGAATGCTAAACATGTGGGAATCCCTGTACCAGAGAGTTAAAGAATCTTCCCAAGTTTGCGTATATTAATTATATAAAGAATTGTCATGGAGGATTTTGAGTTTGAATTTGAAAGTATAGATCCTGAGAAGGAACAAGAGATAATGATTGCTGCTATTGAGAATTCTTATCTTATGCTTACGGGTAAGCTTAACCTTAAGGATATTGTTACCTTGGATGAGCATATGGAAATTGCTATTACAGCGTATGATCCAGAGGAAGGACCAACGGAAACTCAGCTAGATACTATCATCAAGCACTTTGAAGGAACAGAGGAATATGAGAAGTGTGCCGAGATCAAGGTTATTAAAGATGAGATGTTTCCCAAAAAAGATTCTTAATTCTTAAACTTTTTATATTTTTTCTTTATATTTACTCTCATTGTTAATTTAAAACCAGTACAATGGCAGAAGTAAAAGAAGCACCTCAAGTTGAGGCACCGGAAAATCTTTCAGAAGAAGATATGAAGAAGAGACGTGAAGAGATCACGAAATTCTATAAAGATAATATCAAGCATCTTAAAACTCAGTTAGAGTATGAAACGCTGCTCACTGATATTGAGAAGGCAAGAGCGGAAAGACTGCAGGCTCAGATCATGATGGCTCAGGTTTATGCTGCACAAGAAAAAGCAGGTAATCAGGAAGCAAAGCAGGATTGGGAGAATGAGTTTGAGAATGGACCCAAAAGAAATCTAAAGAAGGACTAATGCAGTTGCTTAGGAAAGGTTCAAAAGGGGAAGAAGTAAAACAACTACAGAGACTTCTTAAACTTAAGGCTGATGGCATCTTTGGTCCTAACACTGAGAAGGGTGTTATTAGATTTCAAATGAGCAATGACCTCAAGGTTGATGGGGTGGTGGGGAATCAGACGTGGACGGCTTTGTTAAACATTGCCCATAAGGATGATGCTATTGATGAGAGTAGTGATATCCAGGATCAATTCTTTGAAACTACGTTTGGGCAGAGAATTCATAAGTATTATTTACCCAAGGGTGAATATCTAGAAGGACCCATTGAGAATGATTATATCTGTTTACATCATACGGCTAGTGGAGCTAATCCTTACAAGGTGATTGACTACTGGGGTAGAGATACCCGTGGGCGTGTTGCCACTGAATTTGTTTTGGGTGGTAAAGATTGTGCTACTAATGATAATGAGTATGATGGTGTAATGGTGCAATGTTTTCCTACGGGATGTCAGGGATGGCATTTAGGACGTAGTGGTTCTGGATATATGAATAAACGCACAGTAGCTTTAGAGATCTGCTCTATGGGATATTTAAAAAATCAAAAGACCTATACAGGTAGAAGAGTTGCTGATAATCAAGTTGCTTTATTAGAAGAACCATTTAGAGGATATAAAACATATCACCGTTATTCTGATAAACAAATACAGGAAACTAAGAAGTGGATTCTATTTGTGGCAGAAAGAGACAATATTGATCCAAGAGTTGGATTAGTACAGTGGATTAAAAAGCATGGTGCTCATAAAGCATTTGAGTGGAATGAGGATGCATACTATGGGAAAGTAAAAGGGTTGTTTACTCACACTAATATTAGTAGAGGTAAGTCTGATTGTTATCCTGATCCTAGATTAGTTGAAATGTTATTAAGCTTATAATATGGAAGTGACTAAAGTAAGTGAGAAAAGAAAAGTAATATTATCTGATGCAATACGGTATCAGATAGTAACCTATTGTTTTTTTAATCAAGTACCGGTTACAACTGCAGAATTAGACTGTCTTACCAAGCTTTCTGAGTTAGGTAAGACAGATCTAACTGATTTTTGTAAAGTTGTTGAGGAGCTTGAAATATTTAAATCTGCACAGTCTGCTAGAAACTGTTTAGCAAAAGTTGAAAAGAAAGGATTGGTGGATAAGAATGGTAATGGTAAGAAGACTATTGCTATTGGTAAAGCTTTAAATGTTCAAACAGAAGGACCTATTTTTTTAGATTATAAAATTTTAGGAATTGAAACCAAAGAAGTTTAAAACTTTAATAGAGGGGATAGCGGAAGAAGTTGGTGTCCATGAAGATGTTGTCACTGATTTTATAAAGTTTTATTACTCTGAGGTGAGGAAGCATATGGTTTCTGTAACAGACCCTAAGATTTATATAGATAATCTTGGGACATTTAGTGTAATGAAAAAGAAACTTAATAAAGCTTTAGAAAAGCAACGTAACATTTTAAACAGTGTGGATGTAAATACATACAATGGTTATGAAAAACATTTAAACACAACTTCTAAGATAGAGATCATGGAGAAAACTTTAAATGTTATAGAGCAAAGAAAAAAAGAATATCGAGAGTTTAAATCAAAAAAATGAAACTACATAAGTATTTAGATGCATTTAAAAACTCTCAACAAATATTAGAGGGTATTAAAAACAAGGTATTCAAGAAAGAACACATTGAAGCAGAAGCAGAGTGGAGAATGTCAATATGCAACTCTTGTGAATTATTGGATAGGAAAGGTTCTGAGTGTCTTGCTCCTGGTACACAACCGTGCTGTTCAGAATGTGGTTGCAGTTTATCACTAAAGACAAGATCATTATCTTCTGATTGTCCCAAGGGTAAATGGACAGCACTTATGAATGATGAAACAGAAGCTGAATTATTAAACTCAATTGAAAATGATAATAACATCAACGAATAAAATAATAGTTAGAAGCAGTCCTATACATAGGTTTGGAGTATTTGCAAAAGAACCAATTGCAAAAAAAGAACTTATTGAAGAGTGTCCTGTAATATTTGTATCTGAGCAAGACAAGTTAGCAGATTATAGTTTTAGTTGGAAAATAAATAATAAAGCTTGCATTGTAGCAGGTTATGGTTGTTTCTATAATCATTCTGATACATGTAATGCAATCTATGAACCAGACTTTGGTAGAGAAACTATGAGGTTTAGGGCAATTAAAGATATTGAAGCTGGAGATGAAATAACTGTATTTTATGGTGGAGATAAATATTGGGAGGCTAAACCACATTTAAAAAAGAAATAATGGCAATAACATTTAAAGAAGATGGACACTTGTATGAAAGCATTGGTAATGAAGATATCAAGTGGACTAGTGTTACGTCATTTATAGGAAACTTTAAACCTAAGTTTGATAGAGAAGGTCAAGCAAAGAAGTCTTCTAAGAATAAAAGATCTAAGTGGTATGGTATGACTCCAGAAGAAATAATGGAAGCATGGGATAATGAAACACAAAGAGCTATTAAACTTGGCAACTGGTATCATAATCAACGTGAGTCAGATATACTTGGTCTTAAAACAATTCAACGTGAGGGTGTTGAAGTACCTATTATTAAACCAATTATTGATAATGATGGGATTAAAATAGCATCAAATCAAAAACTTGATGAAGGTGTATATCCTGAACATATGGTGTATTTAAAGTCTGTAGGTTTATGCGGACAAGCAGATTTAGTTGAAATAGTAAATGGACACATAAATATCAATGATTATAAGACTAATAAAGAAATACGTGAGAAAGGGTTTACAAACTGGGAGGGTATAACATCTAAAATGTTTGCTCCTGTTATACACCTTGATGATTGTAATTTAAATCATTATAATTTACAACTCAGTATTTATGCGTATATTATTAAAAAGCACAACCCTAAACTAAAGATAGGAAAGTTAACTATTCAACATGTAAAGTTTAAACAATTGGGTACTGATACAAATGGGTATCCAATTAATGAACATATAAATGGAGAACCTGTTGTGGAAGATATTAAAATATATGATTTACCATATCTTAAAGATGAGGTAAGAACATTAATAATGTGGTTAAAAGATAACAAATGATGTATATAGAAGTAAAAATAAAATTAGAAGTGCAAGATGAAAGTGGATTAACTCAACTTAAACCATCAGTGGCTTCATTTAAACCAGATGCTATTGTATCTTATTATAAACATGAACAACATACATTAGTTACTATTATAGGTGCAATGGGACCTTTTATTGTAGATATGAGTTATGATGAGTTCAAAGAATTAGTAAACAGATGATTGTAAGACTATTTGATATACAGAATAATAAAGTTGTACCAACAGAACACTGTTATACACTAAAGTTTCTCAAGGCAGTTATGGATGAGTATCCAGATACTTATTTATCAATATATCAGTATATATTTTATGTAAGTTGTCCTAATCCAGATTTAAACCCTTTCTTTAATTTACCTGAGCATGAGAAGGAGGATATAATTATTGAAGAAGTACAACTTGAAGAATCTATAGAAGATCCTATTATTGCAAGAGCATTAGAGCTATGTAAGAAGATGTATGAGACACCCACATACAGGGCATATAAGGGCATTAAGTCTATGCTGGATAGATTGGCTAGATACATGGAAACAACTTCAATAGAGCACGGGAGAGATGGTAATATTAACTCATTAGTTAATGCTGCTGCAAAGTTTGAACAAATTAGAGCATCATACAAAGGTGCATTTACAGATATGAGACAGGAACAAGAAAGTTCTGTAAGAGGTGGGCAGGGGCTAGCTTATGATCAATTGTAATTATGAATAGTGAATATATTTTCCCATATTGGGATGACTTTAAATCAATTAAAAATGAAAAATCAAAAAATTACACCGGTAGGAAGAAAGATCCTAGTAAAGAAGAAAGAAGCAGAAAAGTACTTTGCAGGAACATCAATACTAATTCCAGAGGGAACGGGAAAGAAAGAGTGTAAAGCTATTGTAGTAGCTGTTGGTAATACTGTAGAGCTTATTGAACCAGGACAGGTTATTCAATATGCTGACTATGCTAAACCAACAGTTATGATGCATGATGGTGAAGAACACTTTCTTCTAAATGCTGAAGATGTGTTTGCAATCATAAATGTATAAGTCAATACACACATATGACAATGGTACCTGGCGTACCACAGAGTTTAAAACTCGTGAAGATTTTATAAACTTTCTACTCCCCTTGTTCAAAGAGCCTGGGGAGTATGCTTTTGATGAAACTGCTTACATCTTTAATAAAGAGGCTAGGTTTTTTGAAGAGCATGGATTTTATTGTGATAAACCTTTTAGATCTAAAGACTTTGTAACTTATTGGGAAACTGAAAAGAATAAATGTCGTGATGGTGTAATATATCACAACCAAGGAATCACATGGTATCTTACTAGAGATTATTACATGTGGTTAAACTTCTTGCCTATTTTTAACAAGGAAGAAAAGAAGTTTGGTTTTGCCAAAGTAAGAGATGCTCAATACCATATGGCACTATATGAATTACTTGCAGAGTTACATTACAAACATTCAGCAATATTAAAGAAACGTCAGATTGCATCTTCATACTTTCATATGGCAAAGCTTCTTAATACCTATTGGTTTGAGGAGGGTAGTATATGTAAGATAGGAGCTTCTTTAAAAGATTATATCAATGACAAAGGTTCATGGAAGTTTCTTGATGAGTATAAAGCTTTTTTAAACGAGCATACTGCATGGTATAGACCATGTAATCCTGAGAAGGTTCTTTTATGGGAGCAGAAGATTGAGGTTAAAATAAATAACCGTAAGACATATAGAGGACTTAAATCTAAGATACAGGGTGCATCTTTTGAGAAGAGTGCAACAACTGGAGTTGGTGGTCCGTGTACATACTTCTTTCATGAGGAAGCAGGGATTGCACCTAAGATGTCTGATACATATGAATATATTAGACCTGCAATGGTATCTGGTATGGTAACTACGGGGATGTTTATTGCAGCAGGATCAGTGGGGGACTTGGATCAATGTGAACCTTTAAAGGAGATGATCTTAAACGCAGATGCAAATGATGTATATGCTATAGAAACTAATCTAATGGATAAGGATGGTACTATTGGCATAGCAGGATTATTTATTCCTGAGCAATGGTCTATGCCTCCTTATATTGATGATTATGGTAATTCTCTTGTTGAACAAGCATTAGAAGCTATTAGAAAAGAAAGAGCAGATTGGAAAGTATCTCTTAATCCAGAACAATATCAATTAAGAATATCTCAGAAGCCTACTAACATTGCTGAAGCATTTGCTTACAGAAAAGAATCTATATTTCCTCAAGGTGTATTATCTAAACAATTAAAAGCAATAGAAGAGAAAGAATACTCTTATGAACATCTTAAACTACAAAGAGATGAAAAAGGTATTATTGCAAATCGTACAGATAAATTACCAATATCTAAATTTCCTGTAGATAAAAAGCAAGTTGATAAAACAGGTGCTTTAGTTGTATGGGAGCGTCCTACAAAGAATCCAGAGTTTGGTACATATTATGCTTCTATTGACCCTGTGTCAGAAGGTAAGACAACTACATCAGATTCATTGTGTAGCATTTTTGTATATAAGAATCCTGTAGAAGTAAGTAGAGAAACAGAAAATGGACTAGAACACTTTATAGAAAAAGATAAGATAGTTGCTGCATGGTGCGGTAGATATGATGATATTAATAAAACGCATGAGCAATTAGAACTAATTATAGAATGGTATAATGCATGGACAATAGTGGAGAATAATATCTCATTATTTATTCAATATATGATTAGTAAGCGCAAGCAAAAGTATCTTGTACCAAAGCAGCAGATATTATTTCTGAAAGATTTGGGTTCTAATAGATCTGTATTCCAAGAATATGGTTGGAAAAATACAGGTACACTATTTAAGAATCATTTAATTTCTTATGCTATTGAGTTTCTTAGAGAAGATATAGATGAAGAGTTAGACATAGAAGGTAATATTATATCTACTACAAAGGGTGCTACTAGAATACCTGATCCAATGTTAATTAAAGAAATGTTAGCATATTATCCAGGTTTAAATGTTGACCGTTTAGTTGCTTTTTCTGCTTTAGTTGCTTTTGCAAAGATTCAACAATCTAACCGTGGGTATGCAAAAAGGCTAGAGAAGAATGAGAATTCATTGGATAATTCAAAAAAATTCCATAAATTAAAGTATAGTCCGTTCCGTAATATTGGGCGTAAAAACACAATAAATGGACAAAGGATGAAGAGAACTGGATTTAAAAATTTAAGATAATGAGGGTAGTTAACGCTCTACAGTTAAAGAAAGGTGCTAAAGCAGAGGGTAAATATCCTACTACATCTAGCTTAACGCAACCAATTCAGTTTTTACCTGAAAAGAAAAAAGATGATGATTGGTCTGCATGGAATCTAGACTGGTTGGAATTACAAGGATTAGAGTTTCTAAGACGTAATGCTAGAAAGCTTTTAAAGAACTATAAGCTTGCTAAAGGTATTATTGACAAAAGAGATTACATTGTTGAAGAAGACAATGAATACAAAGATTTAATGGATGTTCTAACCAAAGAGGATGAGTCAGCATTAGAATTAAAGTTTTATCCAATTGTTCCAAATGTAATTAATGTTCTTTCTGGTGAGTTTTCTAAAAGATATCATAAGGTTCAGTTTAGAGCTGTAGATGATTTATCATATAATGAGTTTTTAGAATCAAAAAGAGAGGAGATTGAAAAAACATTATTGGCAGATGCACAGACGCAGCTCATTCAAAAAATGATTGACATGGGTGCTGATCCTGCAGATCCAGAATTAAAACAACAATTAAATCCTGAAAACCTAAAAAGTTTACCTGAGATTCAAGACTTCTTTTCTAAAGATTATAGAAGTCTTATAGAAGAATGGGCATCTCATCAACTTAATGTTGATGAAGAAAGGTTTAAAATGCAAGAGCTTGAGGAAAGAGGATTTAGAGATATGCTTATCACAGATCGTGAGTTTTGGCATTTTAGAATGTTAGAGGATGACTATGAGTTAGAACTGTGGAATCCTGTAACAACATTCTATCAAAAGTCTCCAGATACTAGATATATATCTGATTCTAATTTTGCTGGTAAGGTTGATTTACTTACTGTGGCAGATGTAATAGACAAGTATGGGTATTTGATGAGTGAAGCACAGTTACATTCATTACAAGAAATATATCCTGCTAAATCTGCACAGTATCAAGTAAATGGTTATCAAAATGATGGTGCATACTATGATCCATCTAGATCACATGAGTGGAATACAAATATGCCGGGTCTTGCTTATAGACAGTTTGTAAGTAATTTTTCTGATGATCCAGCTAGAGGTGGGGATATTGTTAGTGCTATCCTTAATGAGGGTGAAGATGTTAAACAATGGGGTGAAGGTGAGTTGATGCGTGTTACTACTGTTTACTGGAAGTCTCAAAGAAAAGTAGGTCACTTAACAGCGATATCTGAAACAGGAGAAGTAACACAAGAAATTATTGATGAGTCATATAGGGTTACAATGAAACCTAAATATGATACTTCTATAGTTAAAAATAAAACTAAAGACACCTTAATTCAAGGTGAGCATATAGATTGGATATGGATTAATGAAGTATGGGGTGGTGTTAAAATTGGTCCAAACTTACCTGCATTCTGGAGATCTAACATGGGTGATAATATTAACCCAATTTATCTTGGAATAAATAAAACAAAACCTGGAAGAGTTCCATTTCAATTTAAAGGTGATAACACACTTTATGGTTGTAAATTACCAATGGAAGGTAGAGTCTTTTCAGATAGAAATACTAGATCAACATCTCTTGTTGACTTAATGAAACCTTATCAAGTAGGTTATAACATGGTTAATAACCAGATAGCTGACATTTTAGTAGATGAGCTTGGTACTGTTATTATGTTTGATCAGAATGCATTACCACGCCATTCTATGGGTGAAGACTGGGGTAAGAATAACTATGCTAAAGCATATGTAGCAATGAAAGATTTTCAGATGTTACCATTGGATACTTCTATTACTAATACAGAAAATGCTACAAACTTTAATCATTATCAGACATTAAACATGGAGCAAACTGGTAGACTAATGTCTAGAATACAGTTAGCTAACTATTTTAAACAACAGTGTTTTGAATCTATTGGGGTTAATCCTCAAAGACTAGGGGGTGCTATTGCACAACAAACAGCTACAGGCGTTACTCAAGCAATGAATGCATCATATGCACAAACAGAAATGTATTTTGTACAGCATTCTGATAACTTAATGCCTAGAGTGCACCAGATGCGTACAGATCTTGCACAGTATTACTATAGCACTAAACCAAGTGTAAGACTTCAATATATATCATCAGAAGCTGAAAAAGTTAACTTTACTATTAATGGCACTGATTTATTATTAAGAGATTTTAATATATACTCTACAACTAAAACTAATCATAGACAGATATTAGATCAGTTAAAACAAATGGCATTATCAAATAATACAACAGGTGCTAGTATATATGATCTTGGTAATATTATAAAAGCTACTTCAATTGCTGAAGTTTCAGATATTCTTAAGGATACAGAAGGTAAGCAAATGATGATGCGCCAGCAAGAGATGCAACAGCAACAACAAATGCAACAGCAACAGTTACAAGCTAAAGCTCAAGAAGATCAAATGAAGATGCAGTTTGAAGCTGAAGAAAGTCAAAAGGAAAGACAAAAAGATCTTATGGTTGCGGAAATTAAAGCTTCTGGTTATGGGGCTATGCAAGATATTAATCAGAATCAAGTATCAGATTTGCAAGATAGCTTAAAAGATCTAAAGCAAACAGAACAGTATCGTGAACAGATGAGTTTTAAGAGAGAGCAACAAGCAGTTAAAAACTCAGTAGAAAATCAAAAGCTTGATCTTCAAAGACAAAAGATGGCATCTCAAAGAGAGGTTGCAAACAAACAACTTGAGATAGCTAGAGTCAATAAAAATAGATATGATAGTAAGGATTCTGGTAAAGAAAAAGAAAAAGAATAAAAAACTTTTTTACTCTTAGCTATATACTATTGAATATCATTTGAATTTATCAAATCATATAAGTTTAATTATCTGATTTTTCTTATATTATTATTGTAATTAACTATTAAAACCAACTAGTATGAATAATGAAATGAATACTGCAGATCAAACAATAACAAAAGAAGCAGTCAATATTGACGAAATTTTTGGTGGAGCACCCACTGGAGCTGATGTTATTACTGAAGAGCAGTCAAAACCAAACATCTTTTCAAAACCTGTATCTGGTCCTGATATGTCTTTTGCATATGAGACACCAGAAACAAAACAAACAGAAGAAGTAGTAGAAGATACTACTGAGACTGTTGAATCATCTGAAGTTACTGAAGAAACAACTGAGGAAGTTATTGAAACAAAAGTAACAAGTGATGAGGTTGATGAGATTTTTAATGAAACAATTGAGCAGCAAGAAGAAGTAGTTAAAGAGAAAAGAGGTAGAAAACCAATTACAGGAATGGCAGATGTCTTTAATAAATTAATTAAAGATGAAAAGATTATTCCTTTTGATGATGATAAACAACTTGAAGATTATTCTGCAAAAGATTGGGAAGAGCTTATTCAAGCTAATTTAGAAGAAAGAGAAAATCAAATCAAACAACAAACTCCTAAAAAGTTTTTTCAAAGTCTTCCTAGAGAATTGCAAGTTGCTGCCAAGTATGTGGCAGATGGTGGTAAAGACATGAAAGGTTTATTTTCAGCTTTAGCACAAGTAGAAGAAACTAGAGAGATTGATCCTAAAAGTGAGAGAGGTCAAGAAAGAATTATTACTGATTATCTTTCTGCAACTGGATATGGCACTGTAGAAGAAATTCAAGAAGAGATTGAAACTTGGAAAGACTTGGGTAAACTTGAGCAACAAGCAAATAAGTTTAAACCAAAGTTAGACAAGATGCAAGAGCAAGTTGTTGCTAAAAGAATCAAAGAGCAAGAAGTACGTAAAGCTCAAAAAGAAAAAGCAACAGAGCAATATGTAAATAATGTGTACGAAACACTAAAAGAAGGAAGCGTTAATGACATTAAAGTTGACAAACGTACTCAAGCAATGTTATTTAATGGATTGGTTAAGTCTTCTTATCCATCCATCAATGGTTCTAATACAAATCTTTTAGGACACTTATTAGAGAAATATCAGTTTGTTGAACCTAACTATAGTTTGATTAGCGAAGCCCTTTGGCTATTGTCTGATCCAGATAGTTACAAAAAGAAACTTATTGAGAAAGGTAGTCAGAAAGCAGTTACTGATACAGTAAGAAAGTTGAAGACGGCACAAGCTTCAAGAAATTCTGGTGCTAGTTCTGCAAATGAAAGTGCTGCTGAAGAACCTACAAGAAGAAAAATTCCTAGATCAAGGAATATTTTTAAACGATTTTAATTTTTTTTATTTTTTCATTTTTTTAATTTTTTAATTTTTTATCAATTATGGCAACTCCGGTTTTAAATAATGGGATATTCTTGAGAGATACTAGTTATAAAGCTAGCTCTCATGTTGACTCCTATCACCTGACAGCAATGTTAGGATCTGCGGAACCTATGGATATGGGTCCTGTAGATATTTGGGCAATGACACAGAAAGTAGAAATGCCCCTGTATCAAATGGCTTCTTTTGGTGGTCAGAACACAATTTTAGTAGATAATGCTCGTGGTGAGTATAAGTGGCAAACTCCAATTGCCCAGGATCTTCCTTTTGTTGTGGCTGATGTATCAGGTGGAGGTACATTAGGTGTTGATGGTACTACTTTCCAAATCAAGCTTTCTAAGCGAGCTTTTGGACATGGTGACATTATCACTTATGACAAGTACAATGGTCTTGAACTTTACATCACTGCGGATGATATTCTTCCTGCAGGTGACGGGTTCATTTATACTGTACAATTAGTTAACAATAACAACTCTGCAGGATTAGATGCTGCTACTTACTTATGTCCTGGTACTAAGTATTTCAGAAAAGGTTCTGCAAGAGGTGAGTATGGTGAAAGATTCTCTGATATTGAGACAGGTTCTGGTTTCCGTGAATTCTACAACTTTGTAGGAGGAGCAGAAGCTCATGTACATTATTCTATTTCTTCTCGTGCAGATCTTATGATCAAAGGGGGAATGAATGCTGATGGTACTGTTCCTGTAACTGAGATCTGGAGAAACTTTAACCAAGATCCTAACAACCCTTCTGTATCTTCTATTGAAGATTTAGTAACAACTATGGGTAAAGCAGGTGCTAGAGACGCTTTTGAAAGCGGTACTCTTTCTAGAACTTTCATTACTAACTTAGAAGCTGCACATCTTTCTAAAATTGCCAATGACATTGAGACTTACTTGATGTGGGGTAAAGGAGGTAGAATCAGACAAGACGGACCAGATGATATCAGACTTTCTGTAGGTCTTTGGTCACAGTTGGATAACTCATTTAAGAGAGTATACAACAAGTCTTCTTTCACATTAGATATGTTCAAGTCTGAGCTTTACAACTTCTACCAAGGTAAAGTTGAGTTTAAAGGTCCAGACCCAGAGAGAAGATTGATCGTTCAAACTGGTATTGGTGGTATGCAGTTAATTAACAAAGCTATTGCTAATGAAGTTTATGGTTCTGGTCTTGTACAAAATGCTACTGATATTGGAGCTGTTACAGGTTCTGGTATGGATCTAGACTTTGGATTTGCTTACACTAGTTTCACTATTCCATTCTTGGCTAATGTGAAGTTTGTATTGAATCCTGCATTTGACAATCTACATACCAATGATATTGAGAATCCATTGATTGATGGTCGTCCACTTTCTTCATTCAGCTTTATCATCTTTGATGTTACTGACGAAGGAAATGACAACATCTTCTTATTGAAACTCAATTGGGACAATCAACTCAAGTGGTTCTACCAAAATGGTACTATGGACTACATGGGAAGAACTCAAGGATTTGCGTCTACTGGACAGTTTAATGGTTACAGAGTTTATATGACTCAAACCATGCCGGCTATCTGGGTTAAAGACCCAACCAAGGTTCTTAAGATTGTAATGAGAAACCCAATTACAGGTGGATCATTCTAATTATTAACTTGAAAAACGGGGGGAGCAAGTCTCCCCCTTTTTTTCTTAAATCTTTAATTATGGCAATATTTAATTTTAAGAAAGCAAATAAAGTTACAGAGTTTACAAATTCAGATGCATCTGTTCTTCTTGCTTCAAAAGCTTCTGGTAAAGTAATTGTTGATAGAAATCATGCAGATGATACTGCTGCTAAAGCTGCAGGATTAATCAAAGGTGATATTTATCACAATGCTGGAGCATTAAGAGTTGTTATTTCCTAATCATATATCATGTCACATAAAAGTTATATAAATAAAATTAAACCTGCTAATACTAATGCTGAGTTAAAGGCTCAAGCTATTAAAGGTAATCTTGATCAAGCTCAGTTAGCTAGATTGGCAGATGTTAATAATTTAGGAGAACAGTCTGATGAAATTTTCAAAGGTGTTGTTTCTTATTATGATTTAACCAGTGATACAAGTACACCACCTGCATTTCATTTTCATGAAACTGCTGATGGAACTTTATATACTGATCCTCTTACACCAGCAACTGATATGAAAGGTTATTATATAACTTTTGGTATTGGTACTGCACCAACAGGAATAGGTCCTTCAGCATATACAGTAGAAATTGCAAGAGTTAGTTGGACTGGTAGTTCTTTAGATAAACTTCTTACTGAAAAGATTGATGGTAGTTTAGGTTACACAACAAATGCATTAGGATATGATTTAAATCAGGTAAGTACATTTGCTACTGGTGCTGAAGTATATGCGCTTGCTCCAACAAACGCATATATTCCAACAACAAGAGCTTCTTTATATTGGTCTAAAGATGATCCTGATAATCCTGGAAGTGACTTAGATTTTCAGAGAAGGTTATATGTAACAATTACAGCTGGTGGATCAGCTAACATTGCTTTTGAAGGTTTAGTAAGAGTAGATTTCTTTTTACCTGCAGATGCTAAAGTAACAGTAGTTGACGCATGATAAACTCAAATAACTATAGCCGGGCAACCGGCTTTAGAAATATTAATAATAATG